GGAGAACGTAATACTTACGATATCTCATGGGCAGACAGATATGACAAAGCTACAATCGAAGCTACTTGTGGTAAAGATGTAGAAGCCAATCTGTATGGCGCTAGAACTGTTGGTTTTGAAAGACAGACTTACAAAGACAAGAACACTGGCGAAGAAAAACAGGCTTTGGTTAAGAAAAAACTGACTGGCTATGACGCTGTTATGGAGATAAAAAAAGCTGTTGATTCTGGCAAATTGACAGACGAAACTAGTGTCTATATTAGCGGTAACGTTAAAATGAATGTTTGGACTATGACTGACGCTGAAACTGGCGAAAGAAGACCGGTGAAGAGTATTGAACTGGAGCTGACAAGCATTGGTCTGACAGCTAATCCGATTGATTTTGGTACACAGACTCCAGAAGAAGCAAGAGATGCTGCATCCTTCAACATGGACATTGTTGTTAAGGAATTCAATGAATATGACGGCGTAACTTACATGACTGGCATCTTGGTAGGTTATGATTGCGTAGAAGAAATGGATTTCAAATTCAGCAATGAACAATATGCAGCTTCATTTAAAGGTATCATGGAAGAACATCTGAAAAAAGGTGTTTATCCGAAAATCAGATGTCGCGGTGAAATTAAACGCGAATATGTTGAAGAAGAAGTTGAAATTGAAGTTGACCCATTAGATCCAGAAGGCGTATGTAAAAAGGTACGCAAAGGCCCGGCAACTACAAGTTGGATTATTCGTGGTGCTGAAGGCAGTACCCTTGATATTGAATCTTATACTCCAGAAAATGTTGCAACTGCCAAAGAAGCTTGCAAAGCTTATTTAATTGACCATCAGAAAGGCAAGTCTGCGACAGAACTAAAAGACGAAATTCCTGTTAAACAAGATTTGAGCGTTCTCGAAGGCGAGACAATTAAATCTGAAAACATGGATGACTTTAAAGACGACGAGCTTTGGGATTAAGAGAGGGGTATTAACTAATGGCAACAGTAAGAACAGCTAATGCGGCTCAGAGCCGTATCAACATGGTAGTTTATGGTGGTCATGGCGCAGGTAAGTCTACCTATGCTTTGAGTGCCGCATATCTGAAAAGAGAAGACGGAAAACCGTTCAGAATCCTGTATATCGACAATGAAATGGGGAGCATCGATGATTACATCGCCGATTTAGAAGAAAATGGCGTAGATACACGCAATATTCTGATTGTTTACACAACCTCTCTGGTTGAAACAAAAGAATTTATTCGTCAGGCAACAGCTAAAGAACCGTTCAAAGACGAAGATGGCAATGTGTTTTTAGATGCCGATGGCGAACCATTTGTTGCTGATATGATTGTAGTAGACGGTACATCCGTATTATACAAATCTGCAGTACAGGCACGTCGTGAATTTAGTAAAAAACGTGCTACTGTTCGTGCGAACAAAAAAGAAGATATCTCCCCTGCTGAAAAATTCGTAGCGATTGATGGGGCAGACATCGAAATCAAAGATTATTCTGCCATCGCATTTGAAGGGCAGTCTTTAGTTCTGGATTTAACAGGCTCTGGTCTGCATTACATTTTAACTGCACGTGAAAAAGAAGTAATGGATACAAAAATTATCAAAGTAAACGGTATGGATAAAGAAATTTCCGTGTCTACAGGTAAATTTATTCCAGATGGCTTCAAAGATGTTGGCTACAATGCAAAAACTGTGGCTCGTATCTGGCGTGACGAAGATGGTATTGTTAAAATGAAATGCTCCAAAGACCGTACTCATACTTACAAAGAAGAATTAGAGTACGAAGAACCATCTGCTCTGGAATTCCAGAAAATGATTGAGAAAAACAAAGGTAAAGCGAAATTTGCTCCGGAGAATACAATGTCTAACGACATTAAACGTGAAATGGAAAAAGTTGAACGTGAAGTTCTGGGCACAACAATCGCTGAAGCCGAAGGCGTACCTACAGTAGACGAAGCAGTTAAAGCTGCTACTACAACAACTACTGTAGACAAAGAACTGGAAACTATTAAAGTTGAATATAAAGCAATCTACGACAGCTTAAACCCACCTCAGAAAGAAACTTTCAAAGGTCTGTTAGTTGAGAACGGTCTGAAAGGGTTTGGTACAAAAGGCGTAGAATTAGCCGAAATGAAGCTTCGTTTAGAGTTAGTTAAAACCGCAAAAGCTTCTTAATAGCTTTTTGATAGTCGGGCAATAACGGATATTTGGAGAGAATGTTATGAGTGAAAAAGCGTTAGAAGAATACTTATGTCGAAGATACGAAGTAGTGTGTCTTGACGATGTAATTAAAGAACGTTTGGACAATGCATACAAAGAACTCCATGTAAAACCAGAACACTTACTGGCTGAATGGAAGACTATGGAACAGGCACTCAATATCACACGTGGTAAAAATCTTGCTCGTGGTAAGAATATGAGTGGATATAGGCTTCTAAAATACGATCTGGCTATTGTCTTGCAAAATTATAATAGATTTGTACGTTACATTTCTGCGGCAGAGAAGCAAAACCTTGATATTAAGGACAACGCTGACCTGTTGCAGATGACACGTAACGCTATATCTATGAGAAAACAAGATAACGAGTTGGAAAACGTAAGTGATTTGGTAGATGAATTATTTTTTCCAGAAGGACGGTAAAATGAATTGTCTGAACAAGATTTTGCAGTAAATGTTCAGTCAGAATATTTGTTTATCGGCGGTCTTTATAAAAAACCAGATATGTATCTGATGTTTGGTGAAAGTATTCGTTCTAAGTATGACTTTGGTGACGATGCTACAAAGTTCTTTTACGACATGTTTGAGTTAATGTATAAAACATTTAGTCAGGATTTCTCTGAACGTAGTGTAAATACTTTTGCCACAATGGATGCAACAAGATATCAGTTGTTTACAAAGTACAAAGGTTATAAAACTATCAAAGCCTATATGGACTCTGCGAACATTGATGACATGCGCAATTATTACGATACCATAAAGAAATATTCGGTTCTCCGTGAATATCAGAGAAAAGGTTTTCCGGTAGAACACATTCTGAACGCCAGAGACTTTCATTCTATGACGGCAGAGAAGATAACACAAATTATCATCGGAGCTGCCAGTCGAGTAAATACCGTAATCTTATGTGAAAAAGAATCTGTAGTTGTTAACTCTAAAATGATTGACACGCAACGTGGTTATTTGATGACACCTCAGATGGGTGTTCCGACTCCATGGGAAGGTTACAACACACTGTTCCGTGGTTGTCGTGAGGAGAAAGTTATTTTTGATGGCGCTTTATCCAACGAAGGTAAGACACGTAAGTTGATGCAGTTAGCTGCTCATATTGCCTTGGTTGAAGATAAATCTGTGTTGGTAATGTCGAACGAAATGAGTGAAGAGGACTTGCGTTCCTGTTTATTGACAACGGTAATCAATAATCCAGAATACAAACAGTTTCATGGAATCGATATTAACAAAAAAGAGTCAGAAATTGTTCTCGGTCAGTATAGAAGCGATGAAACTGGCGAGTTCTTTGTTCGCGGTGAGAATGAAGACGAAGAATCGTACTTCTACAGAGTATGGACCGGTTCTGAAGAATACCGCAAGGTACAACAAGTTTCTGAATGGCTAGACCGTAAGAGAGAAAAGAACCTGTTTTTTAAAGACATGGGAAATGACTATTCTGACCAAGCTATCGAAATGACAATAAAAAAACACAAAGAGCTGTATGGCATTAAGTATTTTTGCTATGACACTCTAAAAGGCTATCGTACAGATTAATAAAACTAGTCTGCGTATCCGGCGACGGGTGCGAAAAATAACACCATTGAAATGCTGGAAAACCCTAAAGTCTTACGACCAAAACAGAACTGGAAAAGGTATATGGTATGGTGCGAAAGCAGAAAGAACAGTAAGAATGGCATAAGCTGAAATAAAAAGCCCGAAAGGGTGCTAAGTGCTGTAACAATGGGCAATCAGCAGGGAAGTTCCGTATAGGAGAACCCTCAACGACTATCCCCGTAATTGGGCAGAGATGCAATAGGAGTAGGGCGCAAGCGATTGGCGTGGGTGAAAATCCCTTAAATCGAAGTGGTGGTGGTCTGCGTAAGCAGATTAAGATATAGTCTACGCTTTGTAGAAATACAAAGAAAGGTAAGAACCCCTTTGGGCAGTTTAGCGAACTGAAAATAACCTAGAAGGGAGGTGTAATGAAATTCACAGAAGTTTTACTATTAGATTATTTCCAACTCCAGAACAAGAAAAAATATTGTTGTCCCATGTAGACGCATGCAGGTTTATTTGGAATCATATGATTGAACTTCAAAATAAAAAACGGCAAGAAGATGGTGGCTGGATTAACGGATTTGAGATGTGCAAAATCATAACACATATGAAAAAAGAAGAAGAATATGCTTGGTTAAAAAACATATCAGTGCACAGTTTGCAACAGACATGCATTAATCTTAACAGAGCGTATAAAGAATATTTCGATAGAGGTTATGGGCATCCGAAATTTAAAAAGAAAGGAAAATGTAAAATCTCATATCCTGCTGATCCAGCAAAAGACAGCACTTATTTTTACGATGAAAAATATGTTCAAATACCTAAAGTTGGTAGGGTGCGCTATAAAACGCAATACGCTTTCCCTGTTGGAAAACACAACGAGAATGTAATTAACAAACCTCAGATTATGTATAAGAAAACGTCTAAAAAATGGACGTTGGTGTTTTCTGCAGAATGTGAGAATCAAAATATAAGCGAACCAATTTTAAGTGATGATGTTATGGGAATTGATTTAGGAGTAAGAAATCTTGCTATTGCGGTTTGTGGAAATACAAAAATTGTAATTCCAAATATAAACAAAACGAAACGAATGAAAGCGCTTATAAAGAAGAAAAAAACAATCCAACGAAATATATGTAGGAAATATAATGCGCATGGAAATTATGAAAAGACAAATAATATTATAAAGTTGGAAGCAAAAATAAGCATGATAGATGCAAAAATTGCAAATATCCGCCACAATTATATTCACCAAGTCACAACTTATTTGGCGAATATGTTTCCAAAAAAAGTTGTTATGGAAGACTTGGCTATTAAGAATATGATGAAAAATAGACGCTTGTCGAGAGCGATTGGCGAACAATCTTGGTATAAATTTATAATAACAATGAAATATAAATGCGAAGAACGTGGTATTGAATTTATTCAAGTTGACAGATTTTATCCAAGTTCAAAAACATGTAGTATTTGTAATTATAAAAATGATGATGTAGGACACGGAATTGAATATTGGACGTGTCCAAATTGCGGGTCTTTTCATAACAGAGATATAAACGCGGCAAGAAATCTGATTAAATCAGTAGGTTGACTGGTAATAGAGAGCAACCAAATATTAGATAGGGAAATCGTTACACCCCTGAACAAATAGCTGCTGAGGGTTATTACCAGCGTAACCTAGTTACGGACTATACAATGAAGCAGTGAATAAAGTTAAGGTCATTTGCCCTTAATGTAACGGGATTGGGCGAGCGTTAAGCAAACTGCAACAATGATGAAAGAGCTTGCAAAAAACGAAAGAATCTTTTTGTATGCAGTGTTCCAGTTAACTGACGATAGTGTTTATTGCGATGTTTTTAATCTGACATCAAATAATATTGCGAATGCTAAACAGATCAAGCACATCGCCGACCATTTAGTGCTGAATATGAAGATTCATTCGATAGATTACGATAAATACGAATACGAACCGTTTGATAAGAGCCTGAGTGGTTCTGTCAGACAAAAATTAGACAAAAATAAGGTTTATTATGGGTCGAAGATAGATAAAAACCGAGCTGCTGACAAGTCAAAGTTATTGTTATGGGAAGTAAACCTTGACTATAACACTTGGGAAAACATCGGGTATTTGTATCAGAAAAATCCTACTAAACCTACAGATACAAGTAAGAAAAGATAGGACGGTGATAGCAAAATGGATATCGCTCTGGTAAAGCGCACAATAGTAGAGCAGGACGAAGTTTCAAATATACTGCAGCAAATTGGCTGTCATGAGATAGAGTTTCATTCTGGGAATCCAGATAATTTCTACACCTGTGCGAATAAAGATGGCGATAACAGGTCTGCTATCACCGTTTATTTGAATGAAAATTTAAAAACAATCAATTACACAAGAGAACTAAATGCCAAGAAGGAATCTCATGACTTAATCGACTTGGTTATGTTCAATGAGAAAATTAGTTTCTTCCAAGCTGTGAAATACCTATGCGACATTGTTGGATTGAACTACTACTCGGTTGAAAATGAGGAAGACGTACCAGAATCAATCAAAATGGTCTGGTTAGTAGATTCGATGTGCAACAGTGAAGATGAATATATAGAAAACACGACGATAGAGCCGAAGCAAGAGAATGTTCTTGGATATTATCGGAGAGTGGTAAATGATATTTTCCTCCGAGATAATATTTCCTACCGGACACAGGCTATGTTTGAAATTGGCTACGACGACGAAAGAGACATGATAACAATACCAAT